TGAGGCGTACCCTTTTTCATTTTCTTTAACATCTTAGCTTCAGCATCTGTAATGTATGCTAGCTTAGTTGCCGGTGCCTCTTTTCTAGCTTTAAATCTTTTTGGAACAGTTACGGATTCAGAGTTTTTTATAAAATTTAAAGAACCATCTTGTTCTACGTAACTTATTTTTTTATCTATCGACATTATCTTCTTCCATCTGGTTGTGCGTCTAATCTTAGTGTGCCGTATCTCCAGGTTTCACCGGTACCATCGTTTTCTATCTTGACAGATACAAGTCTTCCTCTGGCTCGAGTATCTACCTTATCAGTTGTTGACGTAACTGTAAAGGGTCCAAGTGGTGAGCTGACAGCCACATCGTCTGGATATGCACTAACCAATAAAGTTACTTTAGCATTACCTGTTTGATATTTAAAATCAGGTATAAATCGTCTAACAGCCATAAAAAACTCACCATCTCCTCTATAATCTGCAACACCTGTTTGTTGACCAAGAGCACTACGTCTTGATGTTATATCCCAATCTCCTGATCTAATAAAGGCAGGGATAGCTGTCGTTGCCGTGCTGTTAACTTGATCTGTACCTTGTTCGTGTTCGTAATAAATACTAGCACCATATTTATTTGTAATTCCTAATATATCAGGAAATACTGGTGTCAATGTATCATCGTAATCTGTAGCATATGGATTATCAAATACACTCTGATCTTGATATGTCGTTCTATCTAAAGATGATGTTGTCCAACAGTCTTCAGAATAATTATACGTTACACATCTATCGATTTGTTCAGATCCTGATTTAGGATAAAACCAGTTTACTTCTGTATATAAATTATTTGACCCTGCAAAAATAACATCACTAGAATTAAAGTTTAATCCAAGATTATCTCCATCTGTGCTAAATACAAAATCTTCTACAAGTGAAGGTAATGATTTTACTGTACCATCAAATGCAAAAAATCCACCTTGCGATCCCATCCAAAACACTGATCCATTAACAAAGGTTGCTGCGTGTTGACCAATACATCCACAGTTTGTACCAACTTGTCTAACACTAAATGTAAATGGTGGACCAACAAATTGAATTACGTATGCAGCTAGATCAGTTATAACAAACACATAATCTTTACCTTGAAGTGCTGCTCGTATTTCGTTTCCTGTATCTAATCTAAATGTACCAGCAGTGTTGGTTGCTGTTGGTGTGTATGTATTTAAATCTTCTTGATTAGAAAATCTTACAAACATCGGATCTTGTGTTGTCGTGTCACCAATAGTTGTTTCTGTTCCAAAATGAAATAAATGTCTGTCACGATCTGATACTAATGTGAATCTGCTAGCGGTAGGATTGTTACCGGTTGCAAAACCTGATGTGGTTAGTGATGCTCTGTTACCTCTTGGATTTGATGCACCCGCATCCCATGTAAAAGTTTTACCATTAAATATAGTTGCAACTAATACTTGACCAAAGTTATCCAGACTCCAGTTTCCTGGATCTAGAACCACGTCACTAGCTGCTCTAGCAGTTCCCCATGTAGAAGCTCCCCATGTCGACGTACTCCAACCATAACCTGTTGTTTGTGTTGTTGGTCCTACTTCAACATAAGGATTAACAGTTACAGACCCTGCTGCAGTCATACCTGTTCCTCCTTCAGCACGTGAAGCTTGAACAGTAAATTTATCGACATCAGGTACAGTTAATATTTCATAGGGTTGTTCTAATTCTGCTGCTGTAAAATCAGATGCTCCTGTAACAGTAACCGATGAAAGGGTCACGTATCGTCCAACCTCTAAACCATGTGAACCTTTATTAACAGTCACTGTTCTAGAGGCATTAACTGTTGTTAATGTACATCCAGTAATTGCTGTATCTAAAGGAGTAATGTCATAAAAGTCATTACCATAATAAAGAAATAAACCTTGAGACGTTCCAATAGCAGTATACTTCTCACCTGCAAAACTTCTAAATGCAACTTGTGCTCTTGCGGCTCCAGGTAATGTTTTATTAGCAGCTGTTAATTGTAGCCAACCACCTATTTTTTCAGGTAGCCCATATCTAAATCTTACAAAATCACCGTCAGTCCATTGACCTTCGGCCCCTGATTCTGTGTCTTGTTTGTTAAAACCGGGCTTGAATTTTAATTTTTGTAGCATATAGTAGCTTATATAACACTTATTTAAAATATGAAAGATAGATTATAATGGAAAAAACAGTAAATATCACTAACTTTATTGGTGTGTACGATGGCTATATTACAGAGGCAGAATGTCAAAAAGCTATTAATTTATTTAATGATCAAGATAGATATAATAAAACTATGAATAGACTAGACTCTGAAAAAACTTCAGTTTTAAAAAAACATGATCAACAATATTTTTTAAAAGAAAACGAAATAAATTTATGGTGGGAGTCTTTAAAAAGTATGATATTTAATTTTGATTTAGCATCAAATCATTATTTAGATAATACTGGAGGGAGAGATGCTTTTGGTATTGATCAATTTAAATATACTCAATTAAAAATTCAAAAAACTTATCCAACTGAAGGATATCATGTTTGGCACGTAGAACATAACAAAGGATGGGAATCTGAAAAAAGAGCTTTTGTATATACTATATATCTAAATGACGTTGAAGAAGGTGGGGAAACAGAATTTTTACATTTTTCAAAAAGAGTAAAACCTAAAACTGGTAGAATAGTTATTTGGCCTGCTTCGTTTCCTTACGTGCACAGAGGAAATCCACCTTTATCAGGGGAAAAATATATCCTGACTTCTTGGCTATCTCTATGTTAGATAGTAGTTTTAATATATTAATTAAAGATAATTTTATAGAAAAAGAATTTTTTAATAAAATAAAAAATTTAGTTCCTACGTTAAATTTTGGAAATAATCATTATTTAAGAGATGGACCTTCAGGGCATGTATGGTTTTCTGCTGACACAGAAAAAGATGTTGAAAACTATATAAAAGAAAAATGTGAAAAAATTTTAAATAAGAAATTAGAAGTTATTCTTTGTTCCTATACAATGGTTGCAACTATAGAGCCTTTAGTTCATCAGGACGCAGAGTTTTGCGATTATCAAGCATTAGTATATATAAAAGGCAATGAAAATATTCATAAAGGAACTGGTTTTTATGTTTTTAATAAAGATAAAAATACTTTTGAATTAAATACTCATATTGGTTTTAAAGAAAATAGAGGTGTTATCTGGGAATCTGGTGCGTGGCATTCACCAATGAATTGGTATGCCGAGGATAAATCTAAAAGATATGCTGTTATAATTCAGTTTAAAGAATTAAGATGAGTAAGAAGTAGGTCTCGCACCTAATCTAGCAATTTTGTCAGACTCACTTTCATCGGCTACATTGTCATTATCCCAATTAGCTTGTAATTGAGCTAGATGTGCTGCATCCCATCTGTCAATAAAATCTTGAAAATCACCTAAGTTTGCATCTTCCCAAGTAGAGTGTGGAGTTCCATCTCGATATTCTACAGTGTCACTTGGATTTGATGTTCCATATTGAATAGCCCAAATGTTATTCCATTTAGCTAATCCCCAAAAATCATTATCTACAATATCGTAGTCGCCTGCGCCATCACCACTTTGTTTTATAATTTTTTTATCGTCAAATATTACTGTCCATGTTGCGTTTGTTGCCATAATTTCTCCTACGTCTTAATAATATAAATAACTGTTAAATAAGGTTGAACAACTGAAGTTGAATCCCCTGTAAAAGTTGCACTCATGTTATGAGAGTGACCCGTTCCAGATCCAGCAGATCCAGTACTGTTAGTTGTACTAACATTATCCGCTTGAGTTCTTGCTATAATCATTCTAGCAGATGAGAAAGCATTGTATGCAGTAATGGGGTGATTGTGTGATGCAAGTTGTGCTGTTGTTAAAGTAGCATTGGCCGTAGAACCTCCAACGTTTCCAGTTGATTGAACTGTATTCGCTCCTCCAGTTGATGCTAAAGCTTTAGTTCCAGATTTACCCATTGCAACGTTGTCTTGTAAATCAGGTAGGTTAAAAGTTGATGCACCATCTCCAGCTCCGTAAGTTGTACCTACGATTGCAAATAATGCAGAGTAAGTTGATCTTGAAACTGCTGCACCATTACACTCTAAGAAACCTGATGGTATTGAAGCAGAAGACCACGGCACAATAGTTGCTGTAGGAATTCCTTCGATACCTGTAAGGTTTGCTCCGTCGAAATCGTATCTTGTTGCTTCGTAATTTGACATCTATTATTTCTCCT